AAGACACGCCGCAAGATGTGGATATGTATGCGGAAGGTGGGGAAGTGAAAGCTAACCCCATGAACCCTAAAAATCCAAAGAACCCCAAGAATCCTTATTTGAAGGACGGTGGTAAGGTCAACGCCGCTGGCAACTACACCAAGCCCAGTCTGCGTAAGCGGATCGTGGCGCAGGTGAAGGCGGCAGCAACACATGGCACTGGCGCAGGTCAGTGGTCAGCAAGGAAAGCTCAGTTGGTAGCCAAGAGATACAAAGCTGCTGGTGGAGATTACAGAGATTGAAAGCGCCGCAGACTTCCCTTAAAAACTGGGGCGACCAAAAATGGCGCACTAAGTCGGGGAAGCCTTCGTCAAAAACAGGTGAGAGGTATCTCCCTGAAGCGGCAATCAAGTCTTTGTCACCTGCTGAGTATGCGGCTACAACCAAAGCCAAGCGCAAGGGTAAGGCGGCTGGAAAACAATTCGTGGCACAGCCAAAGAAAATTGCAAAGAAAACGGCGGGATTTAGATAATGGCACAAACATCCGGCGCATCATCATTTAACCTTGACCTCACCGAGTTGGTTGAGGAGGCGTTTGAACGCGCTGGTGGTGAGCTTCGCACCGGTTATGACTTGCGTACAGCCCGACGCAGTTTGAATATTATGTTTGCTGACTGGGCAAACCGTGGCATCAACTTGTGGACGATTGAGACTGGTGTAATTGACTTTGTGCAGGGTCAGAACACTTACGCCTTGCCTGACGACACCATTGATTTGCTTGAGCATGTGATTCGTACAGGTGGCAACATAGCAGCAACTCAAGCTGACTTGACTATCACCAGAATCAGCGTCTCCACCTACGCTACGATCCCCAACAAAATTACCCAAGCCAGACCCATTCAGGTTTGGATTCAACGCTACAACGGACAGACTTCGCCGACAGGGTTGACCTTAGACGGCGAAATCACAAGCACCGACACCGAGATCACGCTGGACTCTGCGGTTGGCTTACCCGCCGCTGGGTTTGTGAAGATTGGAAACGAGATCATCAACTACGGCTACATCTCGGGCAACGTCCTGTATAACTGCTTCCGCGCACAGCAAAACACGACTGCCGCAAGCCACGAATCTGGCGCTACCGTGTACTGGCAACAAGTCCCCGCGATCACCGTTTGGCCTACCCCAGACAATGCACAGCAGTACCAATTTGTGTATTGGCGCTTGCGCCGCACCCAAGACGCTGGCGGCGGTGTCAACATCATGGATGTGCCTTTCCGCTTCATACCCTGTATGGCGGCTGGCCTGTCGTATTACATTGCCGGAAAGATTCCCAACGGCGCAGAGCGCCTCCCGTTCCTCAAAACGCAGTACGACGAGGCGTGGGAGCTTGCGGCCTATGAAGATCACGAGAAAGCAGCTTTGAGGCTTGTACCCCGTCAAACCTACATTGGGAGGTAACGATGGGCAATAGGTTTGCCAGCGGTAAGTATGCGATTTCCCAGTGTGATCGCTGCGACCAGCGGTTCTTGTTGAAGGTTTTGAAGACCGAGATCATCAAGACCAAGAACTACAACCTCTTGGTTTGTCCTGAGTGCTGGGATCCAGATCAGCCACAGTTGCAGTTGGGTATGTTCCCAGTGGATGACCCGCAGGCTTTGAGGAATCCCCGCCCTGACCGGAGTTACATTCTGTCAGGCACAAATGGTTTGCAGCTTGTTCCAACAGGCAACGGGCCAGATGGGGCAGGGACAGTCGAAGGTGGCAGTCGAATCTTCCAGTGGGGCTGGTATCCAGTTGGTGGATCACGGGCAAATGACGATGGATTAACTCCAAACAATTTGGTTTTATCCATAGAACTTGGTACAGTTACGGTTACAACGACATAAGGAGTCGATGATGGACAAAAAAGATTTAAAACAAGACAAAAAAATGGTTGCTGGCGCAGTGCATAAGCACGAAAAAGCCCTGCATCCCGGCAAGCCTATGACCAAGCTCAAGGCTGGTGGCAAGACCAACAGCGACATGCTCAAGTATGGTCGCAACATGGCAAAAATTATGAACCAACGTAGCGCCGGACGGGGTAAATAACATGAGAAGCAGCACTGAAGAATTCAGCTATTTCCCTGCTGAAACCAAAGATCCTATTGGGAAGTACGTGCAACCCAAGGCATACGCATCTGTGACTGTTGGTGAAGAGCCAGCAAAAGAGACCATGCGTAAAGCCAACGTGTCTGTGGCTAACACCCGCAGCCAAGACTACCCATCCACCAAGACCAGCGGCGTTCAAATGCGTGGCGGCGGTGCGGCTACCAAAGGCAAAACATCTAGAGGCCCGATGGCATGAATTACGCCCAGCTTGTAGTTGCGGTCACTGACTACACTGAGAACACCGTTCCGACGGCGAATATGAACACGTTCATAACTCAGGCAGAGCAGCGCATCTACAACACAGTTCAGTTCCCCTCGTTGCGTAAGAACGTGACGGGGGCTACATCGTCTGGAAACAAATACTTGTCTTGCCCAAGCGACTTCCTGTCCACATTCTCTATGGCGGTAATTGATGCCAGCGGCAACTACGAGTATTTGCTGAACAAGGATGTGAACTTCATTCGGCAGGCGTATCCACAGCCGACGGACACTGCACTGCCCAAGTACTACGCATTGTTTGGCCCAACCACAACTTCGGGCGATACTCCTGTTGTAACGAATGAATTGAGTTTCATTCTTGGCCCAACGCCTGATTCTGCGTATGACGTTGAGCTTCACTATTACTACTACCCCGAGTCAATCACCACTGTGGCATCGGGCCAAACATGGCTTGGCGACAACTTTGATTCTGTGTTGTTGTACGGAACGCTGGTTGAAGCTTACACCTACATGAAGGGTGAAGCCGACATGATGGCCTTATACGATGGCAAGTACAAAGAAGCACTTGCAATGGCTCAACGTCTGGGTGATGGTCTGGAACGTAGTGACGCATACCGCAGTGGTCAGTTCCGATTGCCGCCTTTGGCCCAGAATAACGGGGTGCGTTGATGGCTTTCACTGGCAATTACTCCTGCAACACGCTCCGCGCTGGCTTGGCAAACGGGTCAATCAACCTGACGACCGACACGTTCTATTTGGCGTTGTACACCAACGATGCCACATTGAGCCAAACCACGACCGAGTACACGACTACAGGCGAAGCGTCTGGTGGTGATTACGTTGCTGGTGGTCTGACTGTGACCGCGACAGTTTCATCTGAGCCAACAGCTTCTGGTAGCGTTACATACGTCTCGTTTTCTTCCCCAGCGTGGACGGGGCAGATTACTGCGCGGGGGGCTTTGATTTACAAGGCTGGGGCAAATGGAGCGGTGTGCGTTCTTGACTTTGGCAACGACAAAACATCCAGCAATACTTTCACTGTGACGATGCCTGCTAACACCAGCACATCTGCACTCATCAGACTTGTTTAAGGAGCAATAAATGTCTACCGTAGAAAAAGCCCAAGCCGCCGACTTTGTTGGCAGCGCAATTACCAAAGCCTTGCAAGCTGGAGAGACCGCATCTGCCAAAGGTGTTTACACCATGCAGTGCTTCGACAAAGACGGAAACCTGAAGTGGGAAGCTGAATGCCCCAATCTGGTTGTCAATGAAGGTTTGCAGGACATGAACAACAAGTACTTCCTTGGCAGTGCATACACCGCCACTTGGTACATTGGCTTGTACGGTTCTGGCGCATCAAACTCACCCTCTGCTAGTGACACCATGTCTTCACACGGTGGCTGGACTGAAGTTGTCCCTTACAGCCAAGCAACCCGCCCTGCCTGCACGTTTGGTACGCCCACCACTGCCAATCCATCTGTAGCTACCAACTCAGCCTCACCTGCTGTGTACAGCATCAACGCAACGGCAACTGTTGGCGGCGCGTTCTTGGTCAGCAACAACACCAAAGGCGGATCAACGGGTACTTTGTACTCTGCGTCTGACTTCACTTCCCCCGGCGACCGCTCTGTTGTTTCAGGCGATACGCTGAACGTCACTTACACACTCAGCTTGGCAGGTTAATCATGGCAACATTCAAAAAAGGCGATGTCGTAAAG